AGAAATGAAAACAGAAACAAAAGCGGTTACGGAAAAGACAGTCAATATCAAGGCTCCCAATTTCGGGAGGGCGGTGTTTGAGATCAAGGGTGTTGCGCCACTTGTGATTCATCGGTTCAGCGCGAAAACGAAGAACCAGATGAAGCAGAAGATGGAAACCGGCAAGGCGGCAAGCAGTAAGAAAAACCGCGAGGCCAAGGATACCGATGACATCTATCAGGAGGCTCGTTATATCAGCAAGGAAGGCTGGGACGGCTTTCACGCGGCGGCTATTCGCAACGCAATGATCAGCGCGTGCCGGTTGGTGGGGTTCAAGATGACGCTGGCAAAAATGAGCATCTTCGTCGAGGCTGACGGATGGGACAAAGAGGAACCGCAAATCCCTCTTATCCGCATTTATGGCAAGCCGACAAAACAGGAGGACATTGCGCGTGTCGAGACTGGTCAACCGTATGTCACAGTCAGAGCGGCTTTCCATGAATGGGGCGCAAAGATTAAGATGCGGTGGGATGGCGACCAATTCACGGCGGAGGATATCGCAAACCTTTTGAGCCGCGTCGGTTTGCAGGTTGGAATTGGCGAGGGGCGACCCGATAGCAAGAACAGCGCGGGAATGGGATGGGGACTGTTTGAGGTGTGCAATGGCAAAGCCTAGTATTCATGATGAGTTGTTGCGACTGGCAAAGCGCAACGACGGAGTTTTAACGGCGGAGGCGGTCGTGGAGGCCGCTCGTCCTGAATCTTCACCGCTTCATACGGCGTTCACATGGGACAATGACGAGGCGGCGGAAAAATGGCGATTGCATCAGGCGCGCAACCTGATTTTAAAAATCAACATCGAAACCCCTGTCAGCAATGATCAGTCAATCACGGTTCGGGCATGGTCAAGCCTGACCACGGACAGGGAAGAGGATGGCGGCGGGTATCGTGAGACAATTCGCGTGATGCGTAATGGCGATCAGCGGCGGCAATTGCTGTCTGATGCTCTCGCTGAAATGGAGAGGTTTGCGGAAAAGTATCGGGCGTTGACTGAACTTGCGGAGGTGTTTGAGGCGATTAAGCGCGCAAAGAAAAGCGCGTGATTATGACACGGCTAGGCGTGGCGCGTAACGGCGTGACCTAGAGAGGCATGGCAGGCAAGGAACGGCCGGACTTGGCTGGGCACGGCACGGCGAGGCATGGCATGGCAGGCAAGGCGGGGCGCGGCATGGCACGGCCCGGCGGTGCTTGGCAGGCAAGGAGATGCCAGCAGTGGAGAGATAAGGATGGGTCTAGCAAAACTAGGCGCAAGGCTCACGGGTAACACCGTGGGCCTTTTTTATTAGATTCACACAAACATACTACTACATAGTATTCCGCTAATTAAAGCCGTTGCGCACATCACGCAACGGCTTTATGTTTTCCGCATGGCAACAAATGCGGCAAAACTTACTGAGTTACGCGCTGAGCTTGTCGCGGTCAAAGCGGCATTGTCTAGCACCACAGCGGCGGGCCAATCATCCAGCATTGACGGGATGTCAATTTCTCGCGTGAATATTAACTATTTGCGGGAGGAACGGACGCGAATCGAAAAGTCCATCCAGCGTTTACTTAATGGCGGGCGCGGCATAATTGTCGATATGTCCTATCCGGCCTCTGAGCAATCAACGGAAGAGGCGACGGCATGAGTAAAAAACGTGTCACCATAGCCGCAAGTGCTCCTGCTAAAATGGCTTTAGGGTATAATTCCGTCGATGATACTACCCGCAGACGTAAGCCGGTTACGCGCACAACGTCAGAAATATCTATCCTGACGGCCCCTAAGCGGGAAAAAGCCAGCGCGACCGCTAGGGATGATCGCCGGAACATGACTATCCTTGCGTGGATGATTCGCAGGCACTTGGATAATGTTTCGCGCTTCACTCCGCATATCCGCACGGGTGACGATAATGTCAATAAAATCGTCAAGAAGTTGCTGGTATGGCACTCACGCGCCCGTCAATTCGACGTTCTAGGCAAGCATGGACGCGACGAATGGTTGCGAATGTTTGAGGCTTGCAAGGTAATTTCAGGAGATTGCGCCGGATTAAAGTCAGCAGGCGGCAAACTTCAAGGCATCGAGGGAGACCGCATATTTAAATCATCTGACGCGCCTATTGATAAGAGGATCACGTCAGAGGGGCTAGTGAAGAATGATGACGGCACGCGCAAAGAGTTTTGCGTCTGTAAGCGGTCTGGACAGTACGGCAATACGCTTGTGTTTGACAGGCTTGTTCCGGCTGGCGATATGATTTTTGATGCCTATTGGCCGGAAAGATTTGATTCAGATCGTGGCGTTTCTCCGCTTTTGACGGCGCTTAATGAGGGCGCAGACGTGCGCGAGACGTGGGAATGGCTGGTTTTAAAAGCTAAAGCAAGCGCTTTATTCGGGCTGGCGTTTACACGGACGGGATCAGATCCAATGTCGCCTATGGCTGGCGATGAACCTACAGAAGCGCCCGGAACTCAGGCAGAGTCATATAGCGCTCAAATCCTTGCGTCAGTAAAGGCAAAGAATGTAATCAATCTTGACCTTGATCCCGGAGATCAGGTTACGGAAATCGAAAGCAAGACGCCTAATCCGGCTATCGTTGACTTCACCCGTGAGCTTATCCGGTCAATTTTGCTGTCTCTCGATATTCCATTCACATTCTACGATTCGCTAACAGCATCATTTAGCGCCCGTATAGCAGACCGCAACGAATATGAAGAGTCTTGCGAATGGAAGCGTGAGAAAAACATCAGCGTCTTAGATGACATCTACGGCGGATGGTTGCTACCTATTTGGGCAAAGGCTGACCTGTTCGGATTCGGTAAGGCGTTGCAGACCGCAAATATATCAGTTGAAGAAGTCGCAGCAAGCCTTCGATGGGTTCCGGCAGGTCGGCCTTGGCTTGACCGTGCGGGCGAAATGTCTGGACACATACTTGCTCTAGCGGCTGGCACGACATCAATTCCACGTATTTGCTCTTCATACGGCGATGATGCCTATGAGATTGCGGCGGAACAGAAAGACTTCTTGGAAAAATGCGGCATACCTATCCTGTACGCTCAAGGCGGGCAGGTTCCGGTTAATGATCTTCTTGCTAATGCGATAACGAAAGGACAGGACAATGGAAAAACAGCTTGAAAAGAAATGGTTTAACACTGGTTTTATGGCGGGCGGAGTCAAGTCTGTTGATGCCGGAACTCATACGCTTACCGGAGCCGTTGTAATTCGCCCTGGCGAGGCTCTAGGGCATGGCGTATGGATTGATAAGGCATTCTGTCAGTCCATCGTTGATATGGCCTCTGCGGGCAAGCTGGCTACGGCTGGCATTAAGGCGCGTTTTGGTCATCCGAATATGTGCTCTGACGCTTTAGGCACGTTTTTAGGCCGCTGGAAAAACTTTTCGATTGACGAAGCGGGTTTTGTGCGTGGTGATTTGCACCTTTCCAGCACGGCAAGCGAGTCTCCGAAAGGAGATTTAAGGAAGTACGTAGAGGAAATGGCGGCAAAAGAGCCGGATCATTTCGGGGCGTCTATCGTGTTTTCGGTTGATAGCGAGGCTATGGACGCCTTCATGCTGGCAAATTGCGACGAAGCAAAGCAATTCAAGTCGCCCGATGCGTTGAACATCAACAATCTTCCTCATGCCAGATGCGCCGAATTGCACGCCGCTGACTTGGTTGATGATCCTGCGGCCACTGATGGGATGTTTTCTGGTGCGGCTGGGTTGTCGCTTGCGGGGCAGATGACGGAGTTTCTGGATACTCATCCCGAAATCTTCAAGGCGTTTTCCGCAGATCCCAAAATGATCGACATTGTTTCACGGTATAGCAACGAGCTTGAGCCGTTTTTCAAGCGGTACACCGAGAATTTAGAGAAGAAAGTGCCGATAGCAGAGCCTATCACGCAACCCCCGCCCGCAGAGCCGGATGTGACGTTGCAGGCAGAACTGACAAAGGCAATGACGCTCAATGCCGAGTCGGTAAAGAATATCGAGAGCCTGACCGGACAGATTTCCGGGTTGGATACGCTTCACAAGCAAGCCCTTGAAAGTGTCGCAACACAGACAGAGCGTGCGGATAAAGCAGAATCCAAGTTGAAACTGGCTGAGGATATAGCGGAACAGAAAATAAAGGACTTAACGGCCCGCGCTGAACTCGCAGAGTCAAAACTCAAAGCGATTGAAGCAGGTGCGCCGCCTCTATCCGCCTCCCACGCCTCCGAAGGTAAAGCAAAAACACCGTGTCTGTTTAAGACCGGAAAATAAAGGAATACGACAATGGCTGAAACTTACAACACACTCGCCGGGCTTGTGCAACTGAACGACAAGAATCTGGCTGATTTGCAGGTCACTGACCTGTTGGACGAAGCCCCTCTTTTGAAGGTGCTCTTTGCTCAGGTTGCCAGCAATGGAACCCTGCATAAGTACCTGAAACAGACGGTTGCTTCTAGCGCGGCTTTCCGTGCGCCTCTGAACGGTTTGAGCAAGACGGCCTCGCAGGACTTGCTTGTCACTGATACGCTCAAGCTGATTGACGGCAGTTTCGACACTGACGTTGCTCTGGCCGATGCGTTCAAGGGCGGGCGTGATGCGTGGTTGCAGTTGGAACTGATGCGCACTCTGCGTCAGCTCATGGCTAACCTTGAAAAACAGGTCATCTATGGCGTTGGCGCCGATGCTTCCGGTTTCGCTGGATTGCACGACAACGCGCAGCTTGACGCCATTGCCGATGCGATGGTGATTGCGGCTGGCACGGCAGGCACTAGCGTTGGCGCTCAGACCTCCGTCTACTTCCTGCGCAGCGGGAAAGATGATTGCTCGTTCATTCTTGGCAATGACGGCAAGTTCGTTGTGGAAGATGAACCCACGATCATCCAGAAAGCCGGAGCCGACAGCGGATTCTATCCCGCCTTGTTTGTTCCCGTGACTGGCTGGGGTGGTTTCCAGATCGGCGGAGCGTACAGCGCGGCCCGTGTTTGCAATATCGAAACGGCTCTGACCGATGATGATATTGCCGATGGTCTGGCCCTGTTCCCTGCTTCTCGGATGCCTAACCTGATTGTGATGAATCGGAAGGCCCGCAACCTGCTTCGCAAGAGCCGGACTGCGACTAACCCGACCGGAGCGCCCGCCATGCTCCCGAATGAGTTTGACGGCATTCCGATCATCGTGACTGACCAGGTGCTTTCGACCGAAGCCGTCGAGACCTGATTCTAGTTAGCGTTTAAGCAAGCCCCGGTCTTAACGGGCCGGGGCTTTTTTGAAAGGAAAGAACATGAAGAGATTTCTTATAATTACGGCGGCAGTCTCGCTTATGGCGATGGTTGTTTCTGCGGTTGATGCGTACAGCGTAAAGCAGGTGCGCGATCCTCGCGTTTTGGCGCAACGGCTTTCTGATGACTTTACCAGCGTAGTGTCTACATCTGACGCCGCGCGGGTTGCGGTTCTGGAAAGCACGGCGGTTACTAATGCGACGCTGACGCAGGGTAAGGTTAGTTTTACGAATGTTTTTGCAGGGGCGACTAACGTCTACTCCGTTTGTACTAACGTGGCTATTACTCTTATCAGACAATAACCTCACGGCGGCCTCACTCACCGCCAATCGGCCTCCCCGCCGTCTCTCCCGGCGGCGGAGGCATCTATCAAAATGAATCAAGCTGAATCCATAGCCATACACGAAGCCAACAAGGAAGCCTTCCCAGAGGCTATCGTCTCCATGCTCATCACGACCGGAGACAATACTACCGTGACGGCTACAGGCTTGCGTACAGGCGTTGCTATTGCCCGCACAGTTTCCGGCGCAGGCATAGCAGACAATCAGGATTTCAGTGTATGGACTTTGAAAAGCGCATTTGATGGTGTTCCCGTTTCTACCTTGCGCGGCAGGATGGCTACAGTGACTTATGCGGGCGTTGATGCACGTATGCGGATACTTGCCACCCGCGAGCACGCTCTAGGCGGGTTGGTCATGTTGCAATTTGGTGAAGGCGACAGGGTGACGGTATGATAAACGCCACAATCGACTTTCCGAAAGAGGATATCACGGCGCTTCAACAGATGATGTTTCGCTATTCAGAGCACTTTAACGGCAATGCGAAAAAGACCGTAGAGGCGACGATGGTCAAGATTATAACAGCATTGCGGGCGGCTAATTCAACGAAGAAAAGCAAGCCGACGCGCAAGATTATTGATTGGCATATCCCCCGTCAGTTGGCGCACGGCGACCGCAAGTATATCCCTGAAAGCCGCTATGCAATCGAGGTATTCACGCAAAAAGGCAAGCGCATGGTTCCTATCCGGTCGGCTAAAAGCAAATCTCAGGCAACGCAAATAGCGTCGAGGTTTATGGCGAATCAATACAACATCAAAAAGAGCGGTCTTGCGCGTTCCTCATGGGGATGGATTTTAAAGCAGATGAGTAAGGCAGGATCAATAGAAAGTCGCGGCACGACTGAGGTTCAAAGAGTCGAGCAGGTAAGCGGCGGCGTTTTGCAATTCGGCATCAACGCCACTAATCGCCTGTCTTATATCCGCAAGGCTATGACGGCAAACATCACAACGGCACTTGCGCGGGCGGCAACCATGATGCGCACACAGATGGAGCGAAATAAGCGTGATGCGGCCCAATCAATCGGAAAGGCGGTATAATGATCCAACTCGAAAAACTTTTAGAGCTTTCCGTTCGTAATGCGCTCAGACCCGCCATTGATGCGGCGGCGTCTGCAACTCCTGAACTGCAAAATGCCCGAATAGTCGGATTCTGGAATGACGCAGAGGATGGAACATGGGCCGGAAATGATGCAAGCGGCTTGCGGGTAATGATAACGACCCACCCGTCAAGCTCTGACGGGTATCAACCTGGATTCGGATTCATGCCGCAAAGATCCGTGATGATGGATATTGCGTGCATCAGTCAGCCGGATGGCGACCCGACCCGTGCGGTAGTTTGCGCATTGTATCAGGCAGTCCGGGCAACTTTTGTAGCAAGCGCATTATCGTTCACAATGCCCGAAGGCGTCATTTTCGGCGGGATGCTTATCACAAGTGGGGGTGCGGGTAGTTTTGAAGATATAGGGCAAGCGGTGACGTTTTCTGTTGATTTCAGGGTATCGGTATAAATAACGAAAGGGAAAAAACATGAGCGCAGTATTCGGAAAAACAGGCAAACTTTCAACAGGCATCGGGGCAAGCTGGGCATGGCAGGGCGCAAGTCCGGCCAATGCGGTGCAGCGGGCGCAGGCTTTAGGCGCAACGGGTCAAGAAGTGGCGAAGTCGCTTTATGATTCGACTGATACCGTGACTGAGAATTGGATGGCGAAGGATACCGTTGATCTGGCTATCCCTGATCTCGGATCGGTGGTTGATGATTACGTTGTGACCGATATCACCGTAGCCACAAGCAATACCGGATTTGCCACACTCGCCATCACGGGACACAAGCATACGGACGGCACGCCTACCTTTACAGCGGCGACGGGTTATGCGGCTTTAATCACGGCGGCTTTCGGGGCGCTGAATCTCTCCGGCGCAACGGGCGCAAGCGGCACGCTTAACAGTTCAAGTATTCAGGCGACTTGCCAGCACGCAGAGGCAAAGGGCGCAGACGGTAACAATGTGGCTGGCGAGAATTACAACGCCATGCAGACTTGCACGCAGACCTACATTGACGGCGGCGTAATGTCTACCACATGGGATATTACCAGCACGTCAACGGCTGAAACCAATACGGGCTATCAGGTTCGCACGATTACAGGCACGAAAACCCTCGCAATGACGTAAGGCGATGAGCTATGCGAGTCAAAAAGCCAGCACTTCACCCGATGGTAAGGCCCGCGCTTGGAGAGATTCAGGCGGCGGGCGTCGAGGTGACGCCTGAGATAGTCGTTTGGTTGCAAGATGCGGCGCTCAATATCCGCAAGACCCCCCATCGCCCATCCGCTGACATTGTGGATTTCCCTACACAATGCGGCGGCGTATGGCTTTACCCGCTATCATTCGGGGCGGTTGAATGGGTGACGCGCTTACCTAAACGATTACAGAACGACACTCGACTGCTGGCTTTTGCGTGTGCTCATTCGCGTGATGTTGAAACCCTGTCAAAGATTCAAGGCGCACTTGCGGCGACTCTTGCGGTTTCTAAATGGGTAATTAAACTTAATTGCTCACTAGATGCTCTTGCCGTGACGGTGGATAGGCTTATAGGTTGCGACGGTAGCGCAGAAGTTCCAGACCATACCGACAGGCGCAAAGAGGATGACGATTGGGAGTGGGGCGCTGTCATTAAGGCATTGTGCGTCAAGTATCCAGGTACTTCGCCGGATTACTGGATTTGGGGCGTATCGCGCGACAAGGCAATCACCATGATTTCGGCAATTCAATCGGAATTGCCAGATGATATTAAATTTACCGATTACGAAATAACCGCAACGAATGAATTTAGATCAATCGTCGAATCAATAAAGGCGGGTACATATGTCGGATGA